TGTGACATGACCTCGTTTAAGCGGAATCTGTCAAAATTTATAGAAAATCTTCAATTTGTCTTTTACTTCTAGCATATCCACTTTTAGCTAAAGCATCTACAGCTGGGACAACATGTCTTTTTACACCTTCACGTATATGGTGTAATACCTTATCAAACATGTGTCTATGTTTCTTAAGAGCTCCATGAGCCATATTACTTAATGATCCTCCAATCATACGTTTATACATTGCTGTAGAGTATGGCGCCTCACTCTTCTCCTCCTTAGTATCAAGAACCATCTGTTTAGTCAAGATACCAGTAGATACTTGTGCCGATCCCTCCTCTGAGATAAAGATACCCGAATTGACTGTAACCATTACTATCTCTGGTGTAATAGCCGATGCAAACTGATTTTTAACGGTAAGAACAAAGTTAATCTGAAATTGTCCAATCGATCCAGAGGTTAAGTAGTCTGGTAAAGACAGATCCTTTGACGGAGATAAAATGAGAATTGAGCCGATAGTGGGGATTGTATTTGAAATTCCGGTCGCATTATTATTGTATGCAGCAGAACCCAAAAATTCAAGGTATGACTGCGTGCTGTGATTATCCCTTGACATTCTCCATAGATCCTGCTCTGTTGCGCTAGCTAAAAGCCCAGATGTGTTATTTAAATTTACACTGATATTTGTAATTGATAAAAATGATGCTGTATTTTGAATAGTCTGTCCTGTCATTGGATTTCGTGCATATATGATAAAATAATCAGGTAGTTGATTAAGTTGGATACTCTGTGATGTTAGTTGCGTTGGAGTATTTGGAATACAACTAACGCCAGGTGTAGATATGAATCTTGGAAATTCACTATATGGTGATACACATCTTGTTCTAATTCTATCACTTGGTTGAGTACTTAAAAAATGCATTAACATTTTTGTATTTTGGAATGGATTACCATTATTTATACCTAAGGAAATAGTACTATATGGACTTCTTGTTGAAAAGAAACGTTTAGCCGATGAATCAATATTTAATGTTAATGTTACAGTATTGATACCAACCATACCTCCACAATTCATATCCGTATTACCAAAGATAAAAGGGCTAAGACCAATTAATGGTTCAGTCACAGTTACAGTACCTAAAATCTTCCAATTCTCTCCAGGCGCAACAGCCTGACCAAGTGCTATCGGACTAGTATCAACTGGGTTCACACCCCCGGCTGTCGTATATCTATTTACCACAAAAGTCGCAGGAAATGCACCTCGTGGCACCTGGTCATTATCATAACTCTGATTATTGATACTTGCCAGAGGATTCGCATTTGTCAAATAGGCATCTGAATAATTACCGAATACCTGGTCTGGTAAAGTTGGGGTCATACCATTGTAGCGGTAAAGTTCCCTTGAATCATTTAATCTTAATAGTACATCAATCACATCCTGTGTATTAACTGCTACTGTCATATTGTTTATTGTTGCTGTCGCTGTTGAAAACAATTTATTCAAAGGAAAAGCTTGAAATGCATCAGTTAAACCGTAATCAAATACCGTATATCCCGCGGGGACTGCTGCCGTTGCAGGAACAGTTAATGTAAAGTTTATTGTTGACTGTATCAGAACATGTCTATCCATCACTACAGAGGTCGAAGGTAACTGAATCTGAAACACAATATTTGATGCAGATTGAGAGTTAGCATTATACTGTTGATAGGTGCTTGATGATGCACCTGAGATAACAGCATAATCAAGAGAATCAGTTATGTCCGCGATTATGGGATCTTTTAACAATACGGTTTTGAACAAATCACTCATTTATAATAATCGTTCAGATAATAAAAAATGTAAACAGTTAATTTGAATCTTTGTCTTGTATCATATATCGTTTCTTTCTAAAGTATATCTTTAGTGAACAGCTTCCTCCTGATTCTAGCGTTAGAGGTATGAAATTGCCATAACGATCCTTCCAGTATACCTGTATATCAATTTGGTTTAACGGCTGGGAACCGTTCATACTTATAAATCTATATTGTGCAGTTGGATTGTAGATTACACTCGGTACATACTGATCACCAAAAAGTATAATATCGGTGATTTGATTTATAAAGTTTGCATTTGGACTATTTGTATTATTCATGCTTTGTATTACACTTAATTCATTGTAAATTAAAGGGGCTGTTAATTGGGTTGGGACTATAGGTAAAAGTGTAGTAGTAAAACATAAACTGCTTACAGGTGTCCATAAGCTCGTTGTACTATACTCTTGATACAGTGCATTACATAGTTTGGCAGCTGGGGCAACTTCAGTAACAGGTATATACACCTGATTTACACCAAATGATCCTACTACTAATTCATAGTTCATCCCATTTGATGATGAATCACCACGATTCAAAAATACAAAACTGTTAAATAGATAGTACAATGGTGTATTAAAGTATATCCGTATGTTATTTGGATTTGGTGTTATATTATCTGCCTGTGATGTATTGTAATATGGCGTTTCACAAAAAATGACTGCTGTATTGTTACTGATGTCCCAATTTATTGTTGGTGCTAAAGTTGAGGGGAGTCCTCCAGGAACTAACGCATTGAGAGCATTAAAACATTTTGTAAATGCCTCATACACTAAATAGATAAAAGATTGATAATTGTAATAGTAGTAGTATGAGGATGGTGATTGGAGTCCATTTGTGGTCGATGAGGGGGGAGGAGGTACAGTGACAGATGTATTTTGCGGAACAAATATTAATGGCTGTTGATAAATGTACGGCACCGTAACTCCTCCTCCAGGTGGTAGATATGTCATTGTTATTGAATACACAGTTAAGTTAACATTATTCTGATTAGGCTGAATCACTGGAATAAATACTGGTAACGTTGATGTATCACATTGAAACCTAATTATTGACATCTCATAGTCCTCCGGCTTCCTTAAAAATGCGGACTGTCGAGCCTCATTAAATGATATCGGTGGTGGGGATGTTGTAAAAGATCCTACATTTGTTATCAAGACATCTAAATACACATTATCTGGATCTTCTGATGTCAGTAAAGATTTGTAAGCTAAGCTTGCAGATGTTAAAGCTTTCTGTCTTGATGTCATCTATATAAAAGAGAACATATTAATATTTTCAGCCTTACTATTATGCATTATTGATATTTTTTTCTATGCTTAACTATGAAAAAAGAGGCATACCCATTGCACTTGTCAAAAATAATAACGAATTAAATCATAAAGATAACCAAATAATATATTTTTGTGATAATCCAGATGAGACAAAAATTAAACATCCGTATGAAACGATAGATACCGATAGTCCAAATGAAAAAATACAATACATCCCGAATGTGCAGACAGAAAGATCCGTTATCTACATATGCGGGCGTTCCGGATGTGGTAAATCATACTATTCTAAAGAGTATATCGAATGCTACCATATGATATTTCCCAAAAATCCTGTCTATGTGTTCTCATATCTTGATAAAGATCCTACATTAGATTCCATGGAGTACATAAAACGGGTTAAAATATTTGAAGATGGGTTTTTAGATGCTGAATTTGAAATATCGGACTTTGATAAATCGTTAGTGCTGTTTGACGATTGTGACTGTATCAAAGATAAAAAGTTACGTAAAAAAATAGACTCTATCATGGCTAAAGTTTTACAGGTTGGAAGACATCATAATGTATCGTGTCTATGTTTATCGCATCAGATATGTAACGGTTCTGAAACCAAATTACAGTTAAATGAATCAAATAGTATCGTACTCTTTCCAAAAGGTATGGGCGTCCGTACATTAAACTATGTTTTAGAAAACTATATCGGTATGTCACGTAAACAGGTCATGACCGTTAAAAAACTTAAGTCACGTAGTGTCACTATTATTAAATCATCCCCTATGGTAATTGTATCCGATAAAAAGATATATGTTCTTAAAGATCCCGATGAAGATGATCATACCAGTACAACTTAATATTTATTACAGAATCGCTCATCTACCCCTGTTGTCGCACAACTCGGAATAAATGTATATATATATATTTTTACTGAGTTGTGTGACATGACCCTCTCTAAGCGGATTCTGTCAAAATGTATGATTATAATTGAAATGCCTTAAAAATATAATCTGTTATACTAGTATAAGAATGACAACAAAGTTATGTCGTAAATGTAATAATACAAAAGCTTTAAGTGACTTTTATAAAATATCCGGTCAAAATAAGCATGGTGTCACATCTCAATGTAAAGTTTGCATCAAATCACGTAATCGGCGTAATTATGTGGTTTACAAATCTAAGCATGATGATCGTATCAAATTACGGAATAAAAATTATCAGATGCGTATCAAAACTCTCAAAAACCGCGATAGTCTCATATCTAATATGAATTATGAACACTCTATCCAGTATATTGAAAATCATCATATGTGGACAGATACCGAAATTTATAAGTTTCTTATTAAAA